AATTCATGTATGGGATAGCTCTGTACCAACTTCTACTTTAGTTACTGTTTTAAGTAACGCAAGTGGAGTTGTTGATGTATCTGATGGAACAGCTCTATCAGTTGCAGACGCAGACTAATAACTAATACTGGGGAGGCCCTTCGGGGCCTCTTCACAAATTAGAGGATTTAAATGGCAAGTGGAGATACAAATGTTTCAATCTGTAACCAAGCATTAGTGCTATTAGGTTCAGACACAATTTCATCGTTTAGTGATACTACAAATGATGCAGCAACTGTATGTAATCAAATTTATGACACAGTTAAGAAACAAGCATTATCTTTATACCCTTGGTCTTTTGCCTTAACAAAAACACAATTAGCTAGATCTTCAAGCACACCAATTAATGAATGGGCCTATCAATATGTTATGCCTTCAACTGCAATTTCATCTACACCTTTACAAGTTTATAATTCAAGCTCTACAAGAGTATTACCAATACAAAATTACGAAATTTTATATACATCATCTGGACCAGCTATAGCTACCAATGAGGAAACAATTTATATAGATTATGTTTCAAGTGTTATTACTGAAGGACTAATGCCCTCATACTTTGTTCAGCTACTCGTTTATATGATGGCATGGCATCTAGCAGAACCAGTAACAGATCAAATAACTAAATCTGATTATTGGAGAAAAGTAGCTGTGGGTACGGAAAGCGAAAATGGAAGGGGTGGGTATTTTCGACAAGCAACTAATATTGACGGAAGAGGAAAACCAAATTACGCAATAGTGGATTTCCCATTAACAGATGTTAGAGACTAATGAGCAGAGCTGTAACAATTCAATCAAACTTCACAACTGGAGAACTAGATCCATTATTAAATTCTAGGATTGATATTAATCAATATTATAATGCTCTTGATAAAGCTCGTAATGTTTTAATCCAACCACAAGGTGGTGCTGTTCGTAGACCAGGATTAGAATATATTAGTACAATACCATCTGCTGCCAATCCTCAAAATGGAGTAAGATTGGTTCCATTTGAATTTTCAACTACTCAAAGTTACATGATGTTATTTGTTAATAATAGAATGTATGTTTATAAAGATAAAGAATTAGTAACTAATATTAATGGATCTGGTAATGATTATTTAACTACTACAATTCAAAGCTCATACTTAGCTACTTTAGATTATGCTCAGTCTGCTGATACATTAATTGTAGTGCATGAAGATATGCAGCCAGTAGAAATTACTAGAGGTGCAAGTGACAGCTCCTGGACAATTACAAATATTACTTTTGATTACATACCTCAGTATGCATTTACTATTACAACAACTGCTGGAGGTCATTCTTTAACACCTAGTGAAGTAGATGGTAATATTAAAATTAGTGCTGGTGGTGGATCTTTTGCTGCTGCTGATGTAGGTCAGTATGTTGAGACTAATGATGGAATAGGCAGAGCAAGAATAACGGGATTTATTTCATCAAGTGAAGTAGAGGCTATTGTTGAAATTCCATTTTTTAGTACGGATGCTATTGCATCTGGATCTTGGTTTATAGAGAGTGGTTACGAAGATGCCTGGAGCTCATCTAAAGGATGGCCAAGAACTGTAACTTTTCACCAAGGCAGATTATATTTTGGTGGATCTAAATCTAGACCTAATACAATCTTCGCATCTAGAGTTGCAAGGTTTTTTGATTTTAATCCTGGAGAAACTTTAGATGATGATGCTATTGATGCTACTCTAGCAACTGATAGTGTTAATGCTATAACTGGATTGTTTGCTGGTAGAGACTTACAGATCTTTACTAAAGGAGGTGAATTTTTTATTTCTCAGGCATCACTAGATCCTATTACTCCAAACAACTTAGTTGTAAGTACAGCAACAAGAAGAGGGGCCAAAGAAGGTATTAAACCTATTGGTGCTGAGAGTGGTACTTTATTTATTCAAAGAGCTGGTAAAGCATTAAGAGAATTTTTATTTAGTGATGTGGAGTTATCTTATATCTCTAATAATATTTCTTTATTATCTTCTCACTTATTAAGATCTCCATCTGACATGGCTCTTAGAAAAGCAACATCTACTGATGATGGTGACTTATTAATGATTGTTAATGGCAGCGATGGATCTCTTGCAACTTATTCTATTTTAAGAGGACAAAATGTTATTGCTCCATCTTTATCAACTATTGATGGTGAGTTTGTAAAAGTTGCTGTTGATGTTGATCAAATTTATTTTGTAGTAAAAAGAACTATTAATGGATCTACTGTTTATTATGTAGAGGCATTTAATGATGACAATACAACAGACAGTAATGTTTTATTAACTGGTGCAAGTTTACCTGGAACAACAACTGTAACTGGATTAGATCATTTAGAAGGTGAAACTGTAAAAGTTATTGCTGATGATCAAATGCAACCCGACAAAGTTGTATCTTCTGGTCAAATTATATTGAGTGCTGTTCCAACTTCTTATGTTGAAATAGGATTAGATTTTACTCCAGAAATTAAAACTTTACCGGTGGAATTAAAATTATCTAGTGGTAATGTAATAGCTCAGAAAAAAAGAATAGTAGAGGCAACAGCAAATATGTACTTGACACAAAATTTATCACTTAATGGAAATGATTTTTCATTTATAGGTGGTGAATTTTATACTGGATTAAAAAGAAGAAAACCTATTTTAGGTTATGACAGAAGAGGACAGATGACCTTCTCCCAATCTGAACCTTTATTTTTTACATTATTGGGAGTTGAATTTAAAGTGAGTGTAGGACAGTAATGGCATTTCCTTGGGCAGCAATAGCAGTAGTAGCATCGGCTGGTAAAGCATACGCAGCATACTATGAAGGTATGGCTAAGAAGGCATACTACGATGCCCAGGCTGATATGAAACTTCTACAGTACAAAGATAAAAGAATTGAAAGTAAAGAGGCCGGAGTAAAAGTATTAGAAGAAACAAATAAAGCTCTAGCATCAATTATAGCTAAAGGTGCTGCTGGTGGAATATTAGTTGATGAAGGAAATCTTTTAGTTGCTCAACAAGTCTCATTAAGAAATGGAGTAGAAGATTTTAATGTTGCACAAATCAATCAAGAGATAATGCAAAACTTAGGAATAGTAGAATTTACTAATTTAAGAGCTGCTGGTAAGGCTGCTAAACAAGCTGGAATAATGAGTGCAATATTTGGGTTTGGTACAGATATGGCAACACTAGGACAGACTGGTGCTTTTGATAAGAAAGGTACAGCATAATGGCAGAGAGAAAAATATATCAAGGTGGATTAGTTAGATCGGTAGGAATACCGAGTGTTTCATTTGCTCAATACCAAGAGATGGCAAGTGGAGCTAATACTATGGAAAGAAAATTAGATAGCCTGGTTAACTTTGCTATTAAGAAAGAAGAGAAGGTTCAAATAGAAGAGGCTAAGACTTATGCTGCATCTAATCCTATTAGTGTAAACGATTACATAAATGCATCACCAGTCGAAAGAGAAAAATTAGTAGGTGGTAACAAAGATACAAGTTATGGCCAGACTGTAAGAGCAACACAATTATCATTCCTATCTACTGAGATGGCTATCAAAGCTCAGAAAGATTTCATGTCATTAAAGATTGAGGCTAACACAACTAATATGCCTTTAGATGAATATGAAAATCAACTTAATGCTATTGTACAAGGTTATAGTGATGCTGTATTAGATGTAGATGCAGAGGCAGCAATAACTGTTAAAGCTGATCTAGCAAGTAAAGCTAGTGCTTACTACTCATCTTACTCAGATAAAATTGTTAAAGATTATAAAAACTTAACTGATAGTACCACACTTATTTTTGGTAATGAATTAGTTGATACTATACCAGATGAAATGTCTAAAGGTCATATTGTTACTATTATAGGTGAAGATGGTACAGCTCAACAAGTAGGTATTGATGAACATTTAAATTTATTAAAAAATAGATACAGACTTCAACTACTTGGTAAAGGAATGAAGAAAGAAGATTTTATTAAGTGGGAAGGAAAGTGGGATGCAAAAGTATTACAAACTAAAAAGAATATTTTATTTGGTGAGTTTGTAGATAAACCAGAAAATCTTACAAGTGCTACTTCAGCAAGTAACATTTGGAAACAAGTACAGAATGGTAATTTCAATGACAATAAAAAACTCCAGGCTATATACAATTCACTTGATGAAAATGAACAAGCTGAATTTAGAAATAGTGTAAGAGAATGGAAAAACAATCGTATTAAATCTATTGAAGATAATGAGAAAGCATTTGATTTAGATATTAAAACAAAGAAAGATGATCTTGAAATTAAATACTTAGAGGCTGTAAGAGATAAAGATTTTGGAACTGCTAATGCAATAGTAGAAGAGGCTAAAGGTGTAGATACAACTCTATACAAAGATTTACTTACAGATATTCAACAAGACAAAGAAGATGGTGATTTCTTAGATCCTTCAGTTATGTCTAATCTTGATGATATGTTATTTAGTGGAACATTATCAATGTCAGAAATTAATTATGCTTATGATAATAATGCAATCAGTATTGATCAAAAGAGAGATCTTAAATCTAAATTATTAATTAAGAAAAACGAAGAGTACAGAGCAGCAGAAAAGTATATGAGAAATTCTTTTGGTTTTCCAGAGGCTGGAATGATCACACTAGACAGAGATACTAAAGTTGCATTTGAACAATTCAGAAATGCATCTAATCAAATTATGGATTATATGAGAGCTAATCCAGACGCAACAGCAAAAGATATTATGGCAGAGGCAAAAGCAATTACTGGTAATGTTAATGAGGCTAGAGATATTGATAAAGAAATTAAAACAATTAAAAAAACAATTACAAGTGAAAAAGGTGACTTTGGATTAAAAGGTAGAGCTTGGACAAGATACTTTAAAAAATTCTACAGTCCAGAGTACAAGAGTATTGGAGATGATTTTATTAATACTCCAGGTGGTATTGATGCATTAATTATTGAACTAGAAGAATTAAAAGAATTAAAACCAGGTGTTAAATATAAAGTAACCGAAGATATGGTTACATCAGAAGGTGGATTTTTTGATGATAAATTTGAAAGACCTAGAGGTATTACAAATCAACAAATCAATTTATTAATAGAGGAGCTTAACGCATTAAGAAAATTATATGAGTAATATTGATGATATGTTCTTAAACTATAAAGAGTACCAAGAAAGTGATAATGATTATCTTCTTGGTAATGATGGTTATAAGTTAGAACAAAATGCTAAAAGAACTTTTTTTCAAGATGTAGGTTACTATGGAAAAGATATTGGTATTGGTACTGTAAGAGGTGGAGCTAAACTTGGTGAAGGTATTATAAGTTTACTTGCTGCTGGTGCTGAGAAGTTTGTATTAGGCCCAGAGAGTATGAAGATGCTAGATCCAGAAGGTGATGGCATTGTTACAGATATTGGAAAGTATTTTGCAGAAAATGTATATCCTAATATTGGAGAGACTGAAACATTAGCCGGTGGATTTGCAGAAGGTATTACACAATTCTTAACTCCTGGTGTTGGATACTACAAATTATTTAATGGAATAATAAAAGCAAAAGGTGTTTGGCCTTTTATATCTAGAGCTCTTGCAGCAGAAGGTGCAACTGTAGCTACTGCCCAGGTTCCTGGAGATCCAAACTTTGTAGGATTTATTTCTCAAATGTTAAATGTTGATACAACTAAAGCAGACAGTATTGCAAAAGAAGTATTTAATTATCTTGCTACTCCAGCAAATGTAGAAGGTGGTTACGATGCAGATCAAGTCTTTGAAGAAAAATTTAAAGCTATATTAGCCGATGCTCCATTAGGTCCCATTGGTGAAACATTGGTTCCTTTATTCCAAATGACAATCAAAGGAATGAAAAAATTATTTAAAGGTAATGACAAAGCAATCCAAGAAATAAATAACAAAATGAATTTTTCTGCTGGTGCAGCTATGAACCCAGATGGTCCTTTAGCAAAACAAATTGAAGATGGTACATTTAAATATGAGTTTGAGGTACCAGATAATCCATACAAAACACCTAAAGAACCTTTAGGTTTAGCAATAACAAAAGAAGATTTAATTGCTGGTGCTAAAGTAGCTGAGACTGGTAAAGATTGGTATGTTAGACATAAACCAGTATTAAAACAATTACTTGGTGATGATGCAGATTTTTTTGAAGAGTTAATTGGTATTACATCACAACAAGCATCAGTAGATGAAAATATTGAAAGAGCTATGATTGCTTATAAATATTTTAAACAAAAAGGTTCTTTTAAAGATTTAGAGTTTTCAGATAACAATGAACTATCTTTATTAAAAGGAGTTGTTGGTAATCTAAAAAGATTAGATGGATCTATGGAAAGTGCTACTGGTAAATTAGCAGCAGATAAACAAATAAGAGAAAGAATGGGAGCTAGTCCAACTAAAACTTCAACTGGAATAGAAACTTACTTTGCTGGTAATAAGGTTCCAGATTTTGTAGAGGCTATGAAAGTAGGAACTGATGAAGTAGTTACAATGGACCGACATATGATACAAATTATCTTTGGTAAAAAAGCTCAAGTAAGTAAGTATAATATGGCCGAAGGTAAGAAAATTGTTACTGAAATATCTAATGAATTAGGATGGACACCTAAAGAAACCCAAGCAGCAATTTGGGCCTTTAATCAAATTAGAGATCATGATATAACAAAAGCAAAAGCGAAAGGATTAAATGATGTCAGAGACTACAAAAAAGCCCTCGAAGATAGAGCAGACGCAATCGAAACCCTCGTCTCAGAGTTTTCGAACCCTGGAGGATCGAGCAAGAGCATTTCGACTGGGAGCTCTACTAGCACAAAAGCTGGAGGAAAAACAAAAAAAGAATACATCGTCAGAGAAGATCTAGGATTAAATACTGAAGATGTCTATGGTATTAGTGCAGATGAGATTGATAATTTTAATGCACAAACAAATAATTTTACAAATTTAAAAAATACAAAACCAAACAAAGAATTTGATAAAATTATTAATGGTACATTACCACATCAAGATCTTGTAGTTTTTAAACCGAATACTCCAACTAGAATTAAAACAACATATTTCAAAATTACAGATGATCCAAGTGGATTACAAAGTATTCAAGAAAATGTTGTGGGTGCAGATATTTATAATAAATATGTAGATATAAATAAATCTGATAAAAAATTAAAAGATTTTATTGCTTATGTTTCTAGTAACTATAGTGAAAAAGATTTTGAAACAATTATGAAAAAAGCTGAAATAGATAGCGAGGCTTATGACTAAGAAATTATATATATTAAATAGGAAGGAATTATAATGGCAATACCAAAGGATCCTCTGAACAAAACTGATAATACTAAATCTCCAGATTTAGATTTCTTAGAAAAAGTAGAAGGTACTACTTCTGAAAATATTCCATCAGAGAATATTGAACAGTCATCAAATGACATAAGTAACTTAGAAGAAAAAGATAATCCTATTTTATCTGAGAGCCCTGGTTCTAATGAAGAAGAGTATGTTCAAGTTGCTAGTCTATTTCCAAAAAAACTTCCTAAACCAAAAGATAAAAAGACTTTAACTGATAAACCTTATGGTGAAAATTTCAAAGAGATTGGTGAAAAACAAAAAGAAATGTTGGGAACCAAAACAGAAGGTGAAGATTTTATATTTGAACCTGGTACTGGTAATATTATCTTTGGTGAATTTTCAGACACTCAATTAAAAGTTATTGATGATACAATAACCAACTTACAACTTGGTAACTTAGATCAAGTTAAAGGATCATTACAAAAAACATTAAGAGAAACTGATTTATTTAATACAGGACAATTCCAAGATGCTGTTGCTACTATTTTTAAAGACAGTATTGACAAAGCTAAAAGAGGTAAGATCTCTGTAGAGACTATTGCAGCAGAGGCTGCCAAGTTAGGTAGAAATGATGTTTACTTAAAAATTCTTAAAAAGAAACCAGGAGAAATTTTAGATCTACCAACTACTTACAGAGCTATTATGGAAACTCAGATCCTAAGAGTAGAAACTGAGAAACTTGCCAATATAGTTTTAAGTGGTAATGCAAGTGAAAAAGAAATACAAAATTTTTACCAAGTATTAAGATTGTATGGTGCAGTCAATTCACAGACTGCTGCATCTGTATCTGAAAGTGGTAGAACACTTGGTATTGTATCTAAAGTAGAAACCCCAACAGAGCAAGGTGCTTTAGATGTAGTTAAAATTTTAGAAGAAGAAATGGGTGCAGATCTATCAATAGAAGGTGCAACTAAAATTGCATCTGCATTCTTATCATTAAAACCACATCAACAAAATAAATTTGCTAAAGATACTTATGCTACAAAAATTAGAGATGCATGGGCTGAAGTTTGGGTTAACTCTAAACTCGCAAGTCCAATTACTCATATTGTTAATATAGTAGGTAACACAACATTTAATACTCTTCGTGTTGCTGAGTATGGGATTGCAGCTACATTTAATAAGATCCCTGGCCTATCTGCTAAAGAAGGAATTATGTTTAATGAAGTTTGGCAAATGATTAAGTCTATGAAGTATGGAACTAAACTTGGTTTGGTTAATGCTCATGAGGCATTTAAAACTGGTGAGGCTGTTACAACTAAATTAGATCTTAGAAAACCAAATGCATTAGGTAAAAGATTATTACCAGAAAAATATCAAGATACTTTTATGGGCCACACTCTTGAGATGATGGGAACATATGCAAGAATACCAGGAAGATTATTAGTAGCTGAAGATGAATTTGCTAAAGGTGTTTTATTTCAAATGGAATTAGAAAGACTTGCAACTAGAAAATTTAATCAAGCTATTGCAGATGGTCTATCTGAGGATGATGCACAAAAAGTATTTATAAAAACATTATCTGATCCATCTAGTGATGTAGTTAAACAAGCTCAAGATGCTGCATTAGAAGGTACATTCCAAAAAGATCTACCTCCAGGAGTTTTTTCAAAAGCACAAACATTCTTTAATATTCCAGAAATGAAATTGTTTGTACCATTCTACAAAACAGTCATGAACATCTTTATGGAAAGTAATAAACGAAATCCTATTATGATGGCTGGTGGTTCATTACTACCAGGTGAATTAGGAAATAAAATTAGAATGGATCTTTCTGGTAAGAATGGAAAAGCTACACAACAATTAGCTCTTGCTAAACTTTCAACTGGTTCAACATTAATGTATTTCTTTGGAACAATGGCCTATGGTGGATCTGGGTTTGACCAGGATGTTATGATTACTGGTATGGCCCCAATGAATAAAACTGAGAGAGAGGCATTCCTTAGAAAAGGATTGCAGCCATATTCAATAGCAATCTTAGATAAAGAAACTGGATTATACAAATCTATATCTTACGCAAGGTTTGATCCTATATCATCTTTATTAGCAATCTCTGCTGACATGGCTTACATGGCTAGTAGACCAGATCAATATGCAGATCCTAATTTTGTTAACAATATGACATCATTATTTGGTAATGGATTAGGTGCAATATTTCCTTACTTGACTGAACAACCATTCTTAACTGGTATTCAAGAATTAGGAAGATTATTTCAACCAGGCTATGGTGATGCAGAAGGTATGGTAACTAGAGCTCTAACTATTCTAACTGAAAAAGTAACTGAAGGTACTGTAGGTTTAGTTGTAAATCCAACTGGTACTTTTGGTGGTTATTTAAATAGAATGCAAGATCCAACTATATACGATACCAATATTACATCTGAACAAGCTGATTGGTTTAGAAAACAATTTGATGGTGATATTCCAGCTCCTATTAGAGCTTTCTATAAAGCATACAATAAAGCAATGAAAGATAGTCCATTCTTTAATACAGATCTTAAACCTAGAGTTACTCTATGGAATGAACCTATGGTAGGTCCAGAGCAAGGAATGTTTTCACCAATAAGAATAATGAATGAAAAGTATAATGATGTTGATGAGTTTTTAGTTAAAGCTGGATTAGGTATATCAATGCCAAAAAATACAATCGGTGGAATACCAATGACACAAGATGAGTATAGTGAATACATTGCTTACATTAATACTGATGAAGATGGAGATGGTGAGAGTGATTTATTACAAGAGTTAAGTGACTTAGTTAATAATGCTGACTTCCAAGATTTATTACCTGGTGATCAAATGAGTGAAATAAATTCTATAGTAGATCAATACAAACAAACTGGTAGAGATTTGTTCTTGTCTAATAATACAAGTTTTAATGATAAAGTAGAAAACTTAAAAGAAAAAATAAAAGAAAAAGGAAGAAGATAATAGATGGCTACATTTGCTATAAATGAAACTGCAAGAAGGGAACAGTATGTATCTACTGGCCAGGCTACCTATAACTTTAATTTTCAAGTTAATGTTACAGATGAATTATTAGTCTATGTAAATGATACAGCTCAAACTTTAAGTGTTCAATACAATGCTACATTAAATGCAGATGGTACTGGATCTATTACATTTATAGATAACTCTGGTGGAGGAGGAACAAACTACACTCCGAGCTCTGGAGACTATGTAACTATTATTGGAGATCTAGCATTATCTAGAACAACAACTTTAAATACTGCTGCTGATATTACTACAACTAACCTGGACACAGAATTTGATAATACAGTTATTAGACAACAACAGATTAAAGAAATAACTGACAGAGCTTTACAATTAAAACCAAGTACACCTAGAACAGTAACTGGATCTGGAACATCTGGTCCTATCTATTGGCCTTATGATGCTACACCATCTAACAATGCATCGAGAGTTATTTCATATGACAGTAATGGTACTGGATTAGAGCTTGGACCAACAACTGCAAACTTAAATACTTTAGCATCAATCGTATCTGATATTTCTACAGTAGCTAGTGTAAGCTCTGATGTTTCGACTGTAGCAAGTATTGGATCTTCTGATATTTCAGCCGTAGCTGGTAAAGCTACTGAAATAGGATTACTAGGTAATGCAGACACAATAGCTGATATGGCATTATTAGGTAATGCTGATGTAATTGCAGATATGGCTCTTCTTGCGACTACTGATGTTATTGCAGATCTTAATACTTTAGCGACTACTGATATAGTTAATGATCTTAATCAATTAGCAACCACAGATTTTGTATCAGATCTAAATGCTGTTGAGGGTATCAAAGCCAATATTACAACTACAGCAAATAATATTGCTGGAATAAATAGTTTTGCTGAAAGATATAGAGTTGGATCTTCAGATCCTACAACAAGTTTGGATGCCGGAGATCTCAATTTTAATACCAGCTCGAATGAGCTTAAATATTTTGACGGATCGAATTGGAATGCTGTTGCAGCACAAGATCAAAATGTAAAAGTAACTGGTTCAGATACATCTGGAGGTGTATTAAATGATAAACTAGCTGTATCTGGTAGTCTTTCTAAAACAGTTACAAATCCTGGATCTAACGAAACTTTAACATTAAGTGTTCAAGTACCAGAGGTTTATGGATTTTCAGTAAACTCAAATGGAAATTTAATTGTTACTACAACTAATGGAGGTGCTGATAGCATATCTTCAACAGATTATAATAATTTTGATGATGTATTATTTAGTGCAAATGGTTTTACTTTTAGTATTAACTCAAGTGGAAATTTAATAGCAACAATATAATGTACTCTAAATGTTTATGATAAAAGTATATTCAAATAATTATATAAATTTATAAGGATAAAAATTATGGCAACCATAGATTTAGGCAAAATAAAATTCAAATGGCAAGGTGCATACAATGGTGCAACTTCCTATGTCGTTGATGATGTAGTAGAGAGTGGTGGATCTACTTATGTATGTATAGCAGCAACTACTGGTAACACTCCACCTAATGCTAGTTACTGGGAATTGATGGCCGACAAAGGAATTGATGCAGATTTATTTAGTATCTCTGGAACAGTACAAGGAGATATTTATTATAACAATGGTTCAGCTATTGCACGACTAGCTCCTGGAACATCTGGAAACTTTTTAAAAACTCAAGGCTCTGGTGCTAACCCAGTTTGGGCAGCAGCAGGAGGTGGATTTCAATCTATGCAAGTTTTTACAACAGGTGGAACTTGGACAAAACCTGCAAATATTACTAAAGTAAAAGTCATTGTTACAGGTGGTGGAGGAGGTGGTGGAGCAGGAGATGCTAACTATAATTCTCTAGGTGGTGGCCACGCAGGAGCTACTGGAATTAAAGTAGTTGATGTTTCTGCAATCTCAAGTGTAGCTGTAACTGTTGGATCTGGAGGAACAGGAGCTACATCAAGAGGATCAACAGGAAGTGGTGGTGGAACATCATCTTTTGGAACTCATGTTTCAGCAGCAGGAGGAAGTGGTGGTACTAATGCCTCTGGAACAGGACAACCCACTTTAGCTGTAGCAACTGGAGCAGATATAAGTATTGTTGGTGGATCTTCAGAGGGTTATCAAGGTGGAGATGTAAATACCGATATGGCAGGAGGCTCTGGTGGTGGAGTTTCATTTTGGGGAGGTGGTCTAGGACAAGCTAGTAGAAATAGTGATACTGGTAGAGCAGGATCAGCTTTTGGATCTGGGGGTGGATCTGGGGATGATGATGGATCAACTGCATCAAATGGTGGAAATGGAGCTGATGGAATTTGTGTAGTGGAGGAATATGCATAATGAAAATATTAGTTAAAAACAATGTAGTTATAGACAAAGCAGAGAACGAATTTGAAGTACATCCAGATATGGGTACTTGGCAAGATTGTTCAGATAATAATGTTCAAGCAGGATGGAGAGTAAATTCAGATAATACTGTTACTGATACAAACCCTGCACCAACTTTAAAAAATTATAAAGTTAGAAGAAGAAATCAGTATCGTAAAGTAGCAGAATTAGGAGATGTACTTGATGCTTTATTTAAAAAAGAGGCAGGAGATAGTACAGAGTGGGATGCTATTGTTACTGCAAGACAACAAGTAAAAACTGATATTCCGAAAGAATAATTTTGATTAAAGAAGTAAATAATTTTTTACTTCAAGGTTACTTTGATGAACTTAAAACTTTAGTCTATTCATCTAATTTTCCTTGGTATTATACTAACTCTACTGTCTTTGGGGAGGATAAAAAACCTTTAGATGATAGTTTTAAATTTTTTCATATATTGTGGGATTATAATAAGGGATTGAATAGCGAACACTTCCAAAGATTTTCTCATATACTATATAATATTCAACAGCATATTCCATGCAAAGAATTATTAAGAATGAAATTAAATCTTAACCCTAATAAGGGAAAAAGAAAATTTCATGCTCCTCATCAAGATGTAGTAGATATTCATCCAGATGGATCAAAAACCCCTAAACCAGATATTAAAATTATAATATTAAATTTTAGTAGTTGTAATGGTGCTACAAAAATTAAAGATAAAGAATATCAATCACAAGAAAACAAAGCACTTATATTTCCTAATGAGTATGAACATCAAGGTATATCTCAAAATGATACTGATATAAGAATTGTTTTGAATATTGCTGTAAGATGAAACCTCACTCTATAAATAAAAAAAATAATTTTATACATGGTTTGTACACTAATAAAAACAACTGTAAAAATTTAATTGAATATTTTGAAAACAATATTGATAAGACACACAAAGGATCAATAAATAGAAATAATAAAATTATAATAGATAAAAGTTATAAAGCATCCACAGATTTAACTTGTAATGTAAATAATAATAATGATGCGTTACAAAAATATTTAACAGAAAATTTAAAACCTTGTGTTGATGCTTATATAAATGTTTATAAATATTCTAGCGATTTACATCATGCTTGGTCTATATGCCCAGAATTTAACATACAAAAATATTTACCAAATGAGGGATTTAAAGCATATCATTTTGAAAGAGATTTACCTACTGCTAAAAGGCATTTAGTTTTTACTACTTATTTGAACAATGTAGAAGATGATGGAGAAACAGAATTTTATTATCAAAAAACAAAGATAAAACCAGAACAAGGATTAACTGTTATATTTCCTGCTGATTGGACTTTTACTCATAGAGGTGTAGTATCAAAAACTCAAACAAAATACATAATTACAGGGTGGTTTGGTTACAACTAATACAATGTTCTTGTTTCGATTTTTTTTAATCTAATATAAAATTACAAAATGGTTAAAGTAACTAAAAGAAAACGAGCATCTAGAACAACTGTAACTTCAGTTACATTACAGCATATTAATGAAAAACTAAATCACATACACAAAGACTTAGAACAAAATACAAAAGACATTACAGAATTAAAGCAGCAAGTAGCCATGGGTAAAGGTGGTCTTAGAGTGATCTTCTATGTAGGTGCTTTAGTTACAGCTATTATTGGTATTTTAAAATTATTAAAATTTAGTTAGGAGAATACAATGATCCAGGGATTGACAGCTCTGTTACCTATTCTCAACAAAGCTGTTGAGTTGGTTCCAGATAAAAACAAGATTGCAAAACACAAAGCAGATTTAGAAAAAGAATTATTAAAAGCTCTTGTCGATGTAGACAAAGAACAAGCAAAAATAAATAGAGAAGATGCAAAGGCTACTGGTAAGTTATCCTGGGTACAGAGATTATGGAGGCCCACACTTGCATGGATCTGTGTCCTGGCATTTGGTTTTCAATTCTTAGTCATACCTATTACTACTTGGTATGGAGCTATAACAAACAATCCAATAAACTTACCTACCTTGCCTAGCGATGTACTGATGACTACATTGTTTGCCTTGTTAGGATTAACCGGAGCTAGATCTTTTGAGAAATTAAAGAAGATAGATAAGAAATGAATTTTAAATGGGACCTAAAAAAACAAATTGATGAAAAGAAAAAAGAGGCATCAGCAAAAGCACAACTTCGTAAAAGAAGTCTTGACAGTATTGCTAGGCCCAAAGCTAAAAAGAATATTACATCTAAAGATCCAAGGCTCCAGGGTATATGAAACTATCAGACAAAACATCGGTAGCCTTACCCATAAGAAATTTAATTGCGATTGCCGGGGCCGTAGCGATAGGTGTCTGGGCCTACTTTGGCATTATTGAAAGACTTAATTTATTAGAGACTGCTGACAAACTACAGCAGCAAGATCTCCTGGAGGCATCAGCTCAGAAACCCATAGACCAGGAACAATTTTTATTATTAGAATTTATGTCTGGTCGATTAGATAAACATCAAAAATTATTAGATCAAAATATTCACACCGGTGTTATGCTTGAGATGTTTGAAAAGGAAATAGAGAAACTTAAAAAAGATGTAGAGAAATTAAAAGACCAAACAAGAGATATAAAATTTAGTAACGGGAATGGTAATGGTCACTAAGATAGTTGTAAGTTTATGCCTTTGGATGGGTGGTGAAGTTATAGAACATACTTACAAAAAAAATATTTCAGACTGTCTTAAAACAAAAAGAGAGATAACAAGGTATGGTTATGATAATAATAATTATACTTGTGATGTAGTAGAGGCAGAAGTTTATACAGATGATTTTAATAAAACAAGAATAAATAAAATTATATCAGAGTAAGATGTGGTGTGTGATCTGGAAACAGAACGATCTTTATAAAGTATTTACAAATATGATATTTGAGACAGAAAAAAAAGCTATAGAATTTAAAAACAAACAAAAGTCTATGCGTAAAAAACATGATTGCAGAGTTGTTGAATTTGACTATAAGTATTTTAAGGGTGTTAGTGAACTAGAAATAAAATGATTAAAAGAAATAAAACAGATACAGTTGTAATACATTGTGCAGACACACCAGCAGATATGGATATTGGTGCAGAAAAAATTAGAGAGTGGCACACAAAAGAACGAGGGTGGGATGACATCGGTTACCATTGGGTAATAAGAAGAGATGGTACATTGGATCCTGGTCGACCAATAGAAATGCAAGGAGCTCACGCAGTTGCAGTTAATGGATCTAGTGTTGGGATCTGTCTTGTAGGTAGAGGAGATAACTTTACTGACCAACAATTTATTACCTTGCATAATCTAATCAATACAACTAAAGATATGTATGGAGATGATTTAAAAATCATTGGCCATTGTGATGTTGAACCTAATAAACCAAACTGTCCTGGGTTCGATGTAAAGCAATGGATACAAGACGAATTTTATGGCTAAAGGTTACTCATCAGTTTTACTGATCTCAGATTTGCATTGTCCTTGGGAACATCCAGATGCATTTGAATTTTTAAAAGCATTAAAGAAAAAAATTAAACCAGAGTTTATACTTAATCTGGGAGATGAGGCAGATGCCCATGCCCTCTCATTTCATGATACAGATAGTGATCTTATGTCGGCTGGAGACGAGCTCATCGCTACTAAAAAAAAGTTACATGAGTTAGAAAAAATATTTCCAGAGATGACATTGCTGCACTCTAATCACTCATCATTAATATATAGAAGAGCTCTGAAACATGGAATGCCTAGAGCTTACTTAAAACATTACAATGAATTTTTAGAAGTTGGTAAAGGGTGGAAATGGGTAGATGATATTAATTTTAAAATATCAGATGGATCCGAAGTATTTGCAACTCATGGAATTTCAGCAGATGGATTAAAACTTGCTATGCAATATGGAAAGAATATTGTCCAGGGCCACTTCCATTCTAAATTTAACATTCAGTATTTTTCTAATCCAGATAATTTAATATGGTCCATGTCTTGTGGATGTCTTACAAAGCAGTCCAGCCTCGCCTTCCAATATGCTCGTAACTTTCGTATGAGATTTGTTATTGGTACTGGAGCTATCATTGATGGTCATCCAAAATTATTTGCAATGCAGATGGACAAGCATGGAAGATGGACCGGTAAAATTGTGTAATGGCTAAACAAAAGTTTACTCATTTTATACCAAGAGAGAAACCAAAGAAGAGGGGACCAGGAGCTCACAAGAAAAGTAAAAATAAAGATGAGAAAAGAATGTCTAAAAAATCAAGATACAAAGGGCAAGGTCGCCCATGATTGATAGACTTATTTATAAATTCTTTGCCTGGATAGATGATTGCTTTGCAAAGGTAGATGATGTTTTAACATTTGATTGGCCCAACTGTAAGAAGAAAAAGAAAAAGAAATGAAATCAGTTACTATCGATAACCAAAAATATTTTTTCTTAAAATTAACTTGGGTTGATATTGTAGGTCTGAGTACACTCGAAGGTGATACAGAATTTAACAAACTTAAATGTGCTACAATAATTACTGAGGCATATCTCTATGATGTCTTTGAAGAGAACGGAAAGGAATATGTCCGAACCTTCTCATCCTACTCTTTAGATCCAGATCCAGGCTATGGAGATAGAAATGTATATCCATTAGAAGTCTTTGATAAACAGTCTCAAAAGGCCATCAGAGAGGCCCATAGAGCTATGTTAAAGGGTTAATCCGATACATCTGTCATCAAATAATTAAAGTCTCTGTATGAGCTTTATATTGGATTTAAACGGAAAGTGTTTTATTTGTTCTCTAAGCTGGTGTTTTTTCTATAGGAACTTCATTACAAAAGTAATTTAGGTACAGTTTTTTTTCAGAAAATTGTTCTGAATATTTTTGATTGAGCTCGATTGTTATATTGGCACCACCAATGGCACACTCTGACCAACTCTTATACTCAACTGGATAGACCATAGTATTATTACAGAACCCAGTAATAGCTGAACAGAGTGTATATGCCAAAATAAATTTCATTAATTACCAGTAGTATTCTCTTCTGGTTTTTTTAGCAACTCTATTTCTATCTTGTCTTTATGTTTTTCAATCCAATATTCCTCGTATGGTCTGATATTAATTGTAGCTGTCTTATGCATGACTTCTAAATCAATATCATCTGCTGAATAAAATTTTTGGTGGGGATTTCCATTGTCATCATGCTCATCAAATGTAACCACAACAACATCATGCTCCCCATCAAATGCTTTAATCAATTCTTTTACAAACCATTTACTGAAACGAGATTTATAAACCTTAGCCATCTTTCAATACCTCAATTCCTCTTGGCCTCGCTGGGTAAACTTTAATGTAACCATCTCTCTCAAGCAGCCTTAACATTCTATGTACATTACTGTGTACACACTTCTTATGTTTAGCTATCTCTCTAAGAGTTGGTGGTACTCTATGTTTTTTTATATGATCAATTATGAAATCAAAGATCTCAAGTTGTTTCTTAGTCAGCATTAGTGTCATTTGCTATACCTCCTAATTTCTTTTTTTCATCAACGATATAATTCATAAGCATATCCCATTGACCTTTATCTAGATCCATTAACTTTTCGAATGCTGCTTTGTTTTCTTTTTCTAAAGCAATTAAGTCATGGATTTTTTCTGCATCACTCATCTCTTTATTCTGAAGAGTTTGTTTTACAGAAGTTTTGATAGTGTTAACCCAGACTGTCATCTTTCTTTTTTGATCAGCCATAACTTTTTCATTATGAGTATTTGAGTTACCATCATCATCTTCACTTGGTAATCCGTAGATTGCCTGGAGTGAATATCTTTTCGCATAAGTAATAGCAGATCCCAAAGCCTGGCTATCATCGTATCTATTATTCTTAGGTACTACTGGGTATCTAGAAGTAATAACTGTATCACTTGCATTGTGCATTAGACTGGTCCTTACATACATTGTAGGAACTACAGATCCTTCTAGTACATCCTTCTCGAAGTCCACGCATTGAGTAAATGCTAATCCATACTTAGCACCTTCATTCGCAGCAGCTATTACATCCTCTAATGATGCGTAATTAGATTTAAAGAATGGGTTCTTACTAGATTTAATTGCTGCGTTAGCCTCACTCTGAAATTGTGAGAGAGCATCAACAACTGATTTAGTGTTGGGTTGGTTCGTCATCGTCATCTTCTCCTTCGTCTGTTTCTTCTCTTCTTGTTGTATCATTTTTTATGTCCTCCTTTATGACATTGATTGTTAATACTTTGTTTTGTAATTGCATGAACTCAAATGCTGTTTGGCCCATGACTTCAATAATCTCTTCCAGGAACTGCTGCTCAATATCAAAACCAGTTTTCTGTAAAATTTTTTCTCGCAACATTTTAGCTGTGAGTTTACGAGCTGTGATATAAGCATTGAACCATTGGAAATCATCTTGCATCCTTTATACTAAACCTCCTCATCACAATAGGATCAGCACCAGGTACTTCTACCATCTTAGTTTTTTTTCTACTCATAGTCTTATGATTGATAATAAAACCATTAAAAGAAATAACCTCATGATCCTTCATGATAGATTTAATAGCCTTGGATGCCTCATCTTTATTCTCTTTAGCATCCTTATAAGTTTTATCTGCGTTGATATATTCCTCAATCAATTCAGATAACATATTGTTACCATCCATATTTACTGGATCTATATTTCCATTACCTTTGTAGATCTTGGATGCCTCTTCAGTAGTCTCTGGTGGATACCAATAGTCTTTACCTTCTAAGATCCCATCAAATCTATTCCAGAAATCTGTAGCTGCATTAATGATGTCATTACACATCTCAGTATTTCTTTGATAAACAAACCATTGCAACTCCCAGCCTTTAACTAATCTAACTAGGATGCCCCAGGTAGATCCAGTACAAAGCATCTGCTGTTGTAATTGATAAATGTTTAATGGGTATACGGGATCATCGGCAGATCCAGAGTAATTCTTGATTTCAACTGGACCACTATCTGAAAGAACCATTGTTGATTTGTTGTGATCAGTCAATTCAATCTTACCACTTTTAATAGTTAAAAGATTATCTAAAGAACTGCCGAGTTTCCCATTGTCTAATGAGTACAAGTTGGCCTTCTCCGGAACAGAGATTTTAAATTTGGCCTTCTGATCGATTGCTATGGATTGTAACTCATCGACAAACATTTTAGTTATGACTGGTTCCAATGCTTGTCCAGCCTTAACCTTTGGATTGTTAGCTAAGTCATTCTTAGCCTCCTTTCCTTGATACTCATTTAGAGCATCTTCCAAAACCTCGTTAGGAGTTTTGAAACCTTTTATGCCAGGGATCAAAGATCCAACTGTACTGGCACCTAATTCTTTTCTTTTGTAAGAAGTTTTTCTACCACTATCTTTCATATTAAAATCCTCCTGGTACATAATAATAATAACAACTATCAACCATTACACATCCAAGTGTAACTATTAAAATTAAGGATCCTAAAAAAAACAAGAATGCTAAACCTTCTGCAATTCCAATCAAGATTTCTTTTATGCTCATAGGTTCCTTGTAAACATATTGTTTATCTTCTGTGTTCACTTTAGTCATGAACTGTTTCTTTAATACTAGAACAATATAAGACCACATATTATACCTCCACTCTTTCTAGGACATTTTTTACTGTTGTCGGGTACCAAACTTTGTCCTGGTAAGTTTTAACACCACGATCATTCAAGGCATTAGCTAAACCAGACAATGTATTGATGCCCGTTGCTCTGATGCCAGAAATAATTTCTGAAATATTTTTTGCGTACTGATTTGCATTAGCCTTAGAAGTTTCATGACCTCTAACTCTAACTACATCTAAGTTAGTACGATTGCCTAACAATTTACCTTCTGCTTTTAATCTTGTTAGTGCTGCCTTGGTACGATTTGAAATATTAATTCTTTCAAGTCTATTGATTGCAACATGGAACCCAGCGATTGCATCATCTAAGTTTGGAGTATCTAATACATCAACTTGAATGTTAGTAGTCTCTAAGAACTGACCAACTTCGTATGTACGACCAAGTCTTGATAATGAATAAACAACTAATGGACATCTTAACTTCTTAGCTGTTCTAATTGCATCTTGTAGAACTGGTCTGTTCTGAAACTTCTTAGCTCCAGAAACACCCGGCTCCTCGAACCAGGTGATTGATGCATCATTGTATTTTTTTTCGATAGCAAATTTTTGATTATTAACTTCTTGCTTATCTGTACTAACTCTAACTAAAGCAACTATGTTCATTATGCAGCCTCCTTCAAACATTTATTGGTTAACTTTTTTTTCATCTCATCACAAAGCTGATTGATAGATATTGGGTTCATCCAATTAAGATCTAACAAAACAACTTCCATTACATCTTCCAAGATCAAATCATTCTTGATCATGTAGTCTTTTAAGTCTGATTGTTTTTTTGTGAACTTAGCCATTATGCAGCCTCCTTAACTTTAGTAACTCTTTCTATTTTTTTAATATCAGTTGAAACATTCCAAGTGTCATCATTAGTTTCAAATGGCACATACCAAATATCAGCTCCAGCATCGATAGTGCTTTGTGTTCTATCTTCACCACTAACTAATCTTTTAGTTAATTTAATTTTGTAACAAGCATAATACTTGTCATCACATTGACCTTTATCAACTACTAATCCTTCGATGTAACTGTCGTTGTAACCTAATCTTGCAAAGTCATAACCTCTTATTGTGTCACCGATGTTAGCTGTGTTTTCGTACTTGAGTGTCTTAGTCATTGTATTTCCTTTCATTGTTATTGTTCTCATATTGTACACCTAATAATATAGATATTTTTGATATATTTACAAGATATATTTTAACAAGGAGAAAACATGGCTAAAACCAAGCAATTAACACCCTTCTACATGAAGATCTCCCAGGAACTCAAAGATAAACTCCAGGACCAAGCCAAGGTAGAACGAATACCTATGGCAACTTTGGTGTCTGAGATCTTAGAGATGGGAATAGCAATCAGACCTAAAGTTAGACAAGATCGTTTAGACAAAATGATTAATGCAGCAAGAGGGATGGTTACCGATGTCAAAAGATAAAATCAATCCAGACCATTACAAAAAGAAATCAATCGAAACAATCGAGGCAATCAAATCACAGATGACCGAGGCCGAGTTTATCGGTTACTTAAAAGGCAGCATCATGAAGTACATTGCGAGAATGGGTATCAAGATCCCAACACTCGAAGGTGCGAGAGAGGATGTATCGAAAGCTCATTGGTTCATTGAGTATCTTTTAAAAACTTTAACAGATCTAATTAACAAACATAAGAAGGATCCAGATCGAGATCTTACTGATGAAGAGTTAGATGAACTACTCAATCCAAAACCAACGATTGTTAAATTCAAGAGAAAGGACAAAGACAATGACACTAATAAATAATGTTGTTATCAGACCACCCAAACCTTTGAATGATTTGCAGCAGCTCACTCCGAGGCAACTCAAACAAATTGAAATAGATAACTTAGAAAAGAAAATAAGAATACTCCAGGATCAAGTGGAGCTAATGAAAACAGAAATAAGTTATTACCCAGAGAAAGCTGAAGGTAGAATTTGGCTGAAGGATATTATGATTGCTGTCTGTAATCACATGAACTTTACACCAAAACAAATCATGTCAGAAAGAAAGCATGGAGAGTTAGCGAAGGCTAGATCTTTGTATTTTAATTTATGCTTAGACTTAACCAAGCATGGAGTGACGCACATTGCGAGAACTTGTGGAGACAGAGATCACACGACTGTGTGTTACCATCAACGCATCAAGGCTGAACAAGCGAAGTGCTGGTCTATGACTACTGACAAAGGTTTAGCTCTATGGTCTGACTACAACAAGATTAAAAATGAATTGCTAAGTAACATCCAGCATGGCTACTGCTCCGAAAAATAAAAAGGATAAAGTAGACTACGGGACCGGCAGAACACCTGGGCATTTCTGTGTCATTCCACAACGAGCTGTGGCTGATATTAGATTTAAAACCTACCCCAGAACTTTCATGGTTCTATGTGCTTTAGGTAATTATACCTCAAGGCAAGGTGTCTGTTGGCCCAACCAAATCACTATTGCTAAGGTCTTAGGAATTAAGTCTCAGAGTACAGTCAGTAAACATATTCGTAAACTGATTGAGATGGGATATATTAAATATGCTAAGAAACATCCTGGGCTGAAGGGTAACAAATACTTCATGGTCTTTGATCCAGATGTCAGCGAGGAGGATGCTGCTGCAACAGCTACAGACCTTGATAGATCTTACGAAGAGAAACCAGAAGTACCGAAGGGACCGAAGATGGGAAAGACTACTAAGTATTCACTCAGAAGGAATACTAAGACAGAGGAAAAGCCTACAGTAAAAGAGGGGGATAAGGTAGATATTCACTCCAAGGAATATGTAGATATTCATTCAGAAGGACTACATAACAACAAACTTAACAATGATATATTCCTTAAAGGTAAATATGTAATGAATGAGTTTAGAAGATTAACCGAAGAGATATTCGGTCAACATTTACAATACAATCAGAAACAACTAGAAATTGTACAGTCCTGGATTAAAGATAAAGGATTAGATCCAGATAAAGCTATCAGTAAGATTAAGGATGTACTTATCTGGAGAAGGAATAACCATAAGGATAGTCCTAAAAGCATTGTATTCTTTGAACACGCATTCTTTAAGAGACCACCTCCCATTGATAAACGGGAAGAGCTACAAAGAATAATCAAGAGGATTTCTAACAGCAAGAGGATAAGGTAATTTATAAATAGTAAACGAACCTTTACACTTTATAACTAGGAAAAAGGAGAACAAATGTGGGGTAAAAAAAAAGGGCATACCTTCCCCCCCCGGTGCGTAATACTATATGGGGGGTATCTCACAATTTTTTTGCAGAATTTTTATTAATCGTTATAATGAAAACAATTCGGAAACATAACAGAAAGGAAATATATGTCTAACGGACCAACACACAGTAACAGAACTTTCAAGCTAATGAGAACCACAACTCTTTCAGAGGGTGAATACATCATTGAGACTTGGGAAGGTTCTAACTTCGATAAAGAAACTAAGCAGCGAACTGCCGTTCCTGGAGCTTTGGATATTAAGATCTACAACAAAGATACTTCTAAGGAATATAACAAGGGCGATGCTGTTATCTTTTTCAGAGTGTTTGAGAATGATAAATCTGGACAAGGGAATATCCCATCTTATCAGCAATCGGCAGCAGCCAAGAATGATGAGCCAGTTAATCTAGCAGCAG